AGAACACCTTCACGGCACTGACCTCGGGTGCTGGGACTGCTCGGGGCCGGCTCTTGGACTTCGCCGCGGTAGCGGACTTCGCAGGGGCTTCCGTGGAGCAGCTCGAGGCCCTCTCGATCAAGTTGGGGACGAGCCTCAGCGGCGAGGAGCTCGGCGCGGCATTCAAGAACATCGCCAACGATTGGAAGTCGTTGCTGGATACACTCACCAGCTCTCTTCCTCCGTTCTCCGATGCGGTCACCGCGACCTTCAAGGACATCAAGATCCCCGATGGGGTCACCGGCTTGGACGCAGTGCAGTCCGCCTTCGATCAGTTCAGCCTGGATAAGTTCATCCATGAGCTCAACAGGATCGTTGACGCCCGGGCCAACATGATCTTCAACTTGACCAAGCTTGCTGGACAGAGCACGCAAGCTGTGCGGAAGCTGTTCGAGCTCAAGCTTGACCCGACTCAGCTCGCGGTTGCGGCTCAAAGTCTCGCCGAAGGTGGCCAGACGGCGATTGACGCATTCCTCGAGCCTTTCAACCGTTCTGACAAGCTCGTGCAAGGTGCCGGTTACGACCTCATCAGGACGCTGGTCGAAGCTGGCATTGACCCTGCGCTGTTGAAGGCCATCCCTGGATTGTCGGACTCCGTGGGCAGCGCAGTGGATGCAGCGCTCAACGGAGCTGTCGTCACCAGCTCTGGCCCGGACGACGCGCTGTCGAACCTCGAGGCTCGTCTAGGCAAGCTCGGCCAGGCTGGAGTCCCTGGCATCGATGGCCTCCGGAAGAGCATCCTAGGTCTGGATGACACTGGCGTCGTCGACGCGCTCTCCAATGTGGAGGCCCGCATCGCTGGTATCGGTGGGGCTGCCAATGGTGGCGTTGGACCAGATGGCGTCCCCAACTTGCTCCGCAAGCCGGACGTGACGGCGGCGGTCCCTGGGATCGATGTGCCTGCTGCCACCGAGTCTGCCGCCTCGGCCGGGTCGGCGGTGTCCAGCGCCTTCTCAACCGCAGTCTCGAATGGCCTGTCTGCATTCTTCGTGTCCTTCTCGTCGCAGGTTTCTGGAGGCATCGCCGGCGTCGGTCCGGCTGCAGGCCTCTCTGCGCAGGCCGTTGGCTCGGTGATCACCACTGGCCTGACGCTCGGTGTGCAGAATGGGCTGTCGACATTGGGCCCGGCTATCGTGTCGTCGCTGGAAGCTATCTTCCCGGCGGCTACCTTCCGGTCGGTTGCCTTCGGAAACGACGTCGGTGCCAAGATGGGCAAGGCCGTCGTAGACGCGGTGAACAACGGGCTGAAGGAACTCCCCGGTATCTTCTCTCAGTTCGGTGGTCAGCTAGAGGCTTCGCTAGGTTCGCTGACTGCGATCTTCGAGATCTTCCTCAACGACCTGTCCGGCAAGGCAACTGCCCAGACCAGCATCTTCGAAGGCGCCGGTGCTCATCTCGGGTTCGTCTTCCACGATGCCCTGATTGCTAAGCTCATCACGCTGCCGGGGGAAGTCGAAGCCGCGTTGAATGCCGTGACGGCCTCACTGGGCAACTACTCCACGCAGTTCTACAACTCCGGCTACAGCATCGGCGCCGCTCTCGGGCGAGGCCTGGTGGACGGCATCTACTCCTTGATCCCCGCGATCAGGGCTGCGGCCAATGCGGCGGCACAGACTGCTACGCAGGAGACTCGCAGAGTGACCGGCGTCAGCTCGCCCTCCAAGGTGTTCATGGAGATCGGCCGCAACCTCATGCAGGGGTTGGCCATCGGCATCACCAAGAACTCTGTACTGGCCGCCAGGGCGGCAGCTTCCGCCATCGGCGACATGCCGGCAGGCCGAGGCAGCACGGTGGGTTCGCTGGCACCCGCCAGTCTGAGCTCCCCCGGCCGGTCCAGCTCAGATATCATGGCGGCTCTCACCCTGGCCGCACCCGTGGTAGCGGCTGGTGCTACGCACAACCACGAGTGGAACGTCACAGTGCCCACCGACGACCCTGAGGCGTTCTCGCGCCGTGCGGCCGTCAGGCTCGAACGGAGGATCCGCCGGTGAGCGGCATGGACCTGTACATGCGGATGTGTGGTGTGGAGTTGTGGAATCAGGAAAGGCTGGCCAGCTATGTGCGGGCCGGCATCGCTCCGTCAGGTCTCAATGTCCGCTGCCCTGGCTGCCCCGGATTGGTGGACCTGCTGCCATGCATCGACGACCAGCCACCGCTCGGTGGCTACTCGTTGCCGGAGCTGGACGCGGCTCCCTGGTACGATCCAGCCATTCCAGAGTCCAAGGACTTCGCCGGGTTGCTAGTGCTGGAAATCAACGTCAGCAAGCCGGTGGATCGTCGCCTGGTGCAGAACATCGGACATGGCGCTGTCCTCACGCGGACCCGCTTCGATGGCAAGACCATCACTGTCAGGGGAGTGCTCCTTGGCAGGACGTGCTGTGCCGTCGAGTTCGGTCAGAAGTGGTTGACACAGGCCCTCCTGGGGAGTGTCTGCAACGACTGCCAGGGCTGCGAGCTGTCATACTTCACCTGCTGCCCCGCCGGTCCCGGCACCGAGTGCCTGATGGTCCTCGAAGGTGGCAACCCCGTGCCCTACTACAGGACGGGTGAAGACGAGATGACCCGCGGCACGGACTTCATCCGGTCCATGCATGATGCCGGTTTGCTCAGCGGCGTGGAAGTCTTGTCCTGCCACGGAACAGGCTGCTCGAGCTACGGCTGCAGTGGCTCGACAGTCACTGAAGTGGAGTTCACCATCGGCGTCGGCAACCCTTGGATCTACGGCCAAGAAGATCGGATCTATGACTCTGAGCCGCTCGGTGGATGCCCGCTCGACATCTGCGACATCACGTTCGAGATCGGCGACTGCGCCGGCGACACAGACGTCGAGTTCAGTGACTGCCCCTGCGCCTTCACCTTCGACGTCTCCACAGACTGCGACCCCACCACACTCTGCCCAGAGCCCTCGTTCGACTGTGACGATGACCCGAACTGCGGGCCGATCTTGAAGCCACCGCGCACCCTCTCGCCACGACAGGACTGTGGTTGCCTCCCACTTACAAGTGGGCGGAACTGCTTCCCTATCCCGGCCGGTAGGGAATCGTTCGAGCAGGTGCTCGTCATCGAGGTGAACGCTGGAGCTGAGCCTCTGTACAACATGGCGATCCGGGCGTTCCAGAATCCGCAGGGTGTCCCGTGCTGTTCCGAGCAGCGCTCCAGCCTGTTTGACGACTGCTTCGCCTGCGCGACGCTCCTCGTCAGCTACGTCCCGGCGTATGGCACCCTCACATTCGACAGTATGCGCCGTGAGGTGAATATCACCTGCAATGGCAGGACGCGCAACGCCGCGAAGAATGTGGCGCGGCTTGACGGTCTACCCTTCGAGTGGGTAGAACTGGGCTGCAATGGCGCCTGCATCATGGTTGACATTGACTGCCGCAACACGGCTACCGACGCGACGGTCTCCATGGAGACCGTTCTGCGCGAGCTGTGAGCAAGGTCCGACCAGGTCCCCGCCCGACACGCGGCGAGGGTTCGTCTCCACTTCGTAGTAGTCCCGCGGGGGCCTGGTCGCTCTACCTAGGAGTAACTTCATGAGCGGCATCGTTTGGGGTGCTATCCACGATGCGTTCGGTGACACCTGGTGGGACGGTACGGATCCGACGATCAACGCAGGCACTGTACTCACGCCACCCGACACTGACTCGTGGTACGACAATGACGGCTTCCCACCAACAGAACGAGCCTGGATGGCCGGCGGCACAGATGGTGTGCGCCACTTCCACGGCGCAGTTGATTCGACGGGTCAGTGGTGGGTATCGGTCTTCGATGGTGACATGGCGACGCTGCTGGACCGGTGGGAAGTCACTGGCTGGATGTCGAGCGCGGTGTTCGGTACTCCCTACTACGAGGGCTTCCTGGATCAGCAGCACGTCTGCGCCAGCGCCACCAGGGTCGTTGTAGTCGCGGATCACATTGACGAGTCGTTCAATCATGACTTCTTCGGTGTGACCGTCTTCGATCTGTCCGGGACCATCCTCCACCAGTGGGAGATCCCCACGCCCCCCAGCGAGTTCGGATCCACCGATTCTTTGGATCAGTATACTGGGTCGTGTCTAGACGCCGACTTCCTGTACTTCGGCGTGGTGGATGCTGCTGCGGACAACGTTGTGGTAAAGGTGGAGCTGGCCACCGGTGCCTATACGTCGCTATTCACCGTCAACGATACCGTCAGTGCCACGCACGGCATTGTGGAGTTCGATGGTGACCTCATCATGACGGGCGCATCAGGGATAGCGCGCGTTCAGCAGAACGGCACCGTGGTTTGGTACAATGCTCCCAACGATCCTGATGGGGAGTATAAGAGTCTGGCACACTCTGGAAATGGTTCAGTGTGGACCAGCTATGACACCACAGCACTCGCTGATGAGTGGGCCTACGATGGGACGTTCCTCCGCTCGGCTGCGATTCCCGAAGAAACCATCCATGGCTGGCTGCTGGCTCCGCCCGCGCCTCCTGTCGTTGCCAGTGCAGGCCGCAACATGGTCCGTGGTGGCTGCATCCTCGGTTCGCCCGACACGCAGGTCTTCTTGATGGATCGTTGTGGTTCGCGCACCATCTGCGACATCACCGACTCGGTGAGCTTCAATGACTACGGTCTGCTGCTCGACAACGACAGCGAGTGTGAGGTATCCCTTCACTTCAAAGGGGATGCCTCCGGCCGGGCCTGCTGTGAGTGCCTGGAGAATGCTAGGACCTGGCGCAATGAGCTCATGGTCCTCCGTGGCGGCAAGGTCGTTTGGGGACCTGGTCCTCTGGTGACAATCACCATCCAGAGGGAGATTGGTCATCTCGTTGCCAGAGACATCACAGCATGGCTGGACGTTCGCCTGGTTCACACTGCCTACGACTTCGTAGGCGTCGATCTGACAACAATCGCCAAGACCACCATCGAGGATGCTTTGACCATGGGGGATGCTGAGCAGCTCCCCAAAGAGTGGCGAGACATGTGCATCCTCGACTTCGCCACGTTCATCCCGTCGGGCAAGAAGACCGACATGAAGATCATCGCAAATCAGAAGTCTGCCGGAGAGGTACTGCGGTCTTTGACCGACAAGGGACTCAACTTCACAGTGATCAAGCGCAGCCTCATCGTTGGGGCTGACTTCGCTTGGGGTCCAATCGGTCCACTTCGCGATGCTGACTTCCAAGGTGATCTGGAGATCGGGGAGCATGGGTTGGCAGCAGCCACAAGTTGGCGAGTTGCTAGCACCAACAAGACCGGCAAGGCCGGCGGAATCGACCCGTACTTCGGATTGATCGAACGAGCCGTAGAAGGCTTCGGTGAAGACACGCAGGAAGCCGTGGACAGAGAAGCAGGCGATCGACTGGCTGGTACCAATCCACCGCCTGTGACGATCAACATCCCGACTGACAGTGCGTTGTCTCCCAAGGCTCCAATCTGTCAGGAGAACCTAATCCCGGGTACGATGGTCGACCTTGCTGTCAACACCCTGTGCCGTGGCATCCAGACTCGGCAACGACTCACCGCTGTCGATTACCGGAACGATGAGAACGGCGAGAAGGTGTCTGTCACCATCGCGCCGCCAGGCAACATACAGCTCGAAGATACTGGCGGAGGCGGGGGCGGAGGAGGCTAACGATGCACTCGTCGGGAAAGCCAGAGGACGCAATAGCCGACTACCTGCGCAAGCAGGAGGACACGATCAAGGAGCTGGTCCGTCAGGTGAACGAGCTCAAGCGAGAGATCGCGGACCATGAGGCCCGCCTTGTGACGGGAGGGCTGTGAGCACAGAACCGGCAACCACAGAGAGGCTCGCCTTGCTGGTAGTAGCCTTCGTCGGCATCATGGCTGTCGAGGGACTCAGCGGCCTCATCTACCTCATCCACTCTGGCGCTGATGCTTCAGCGCTTCTCGCCGTCTCCACACCAACAGCCACCGCAGTCGGCATCCTGGGTGGAATCCTGATCAACTCAAGGACACAGCCGCCACGGGCGGACGAGCAGCTGAGAGCTGAGGGCTACCAGCAGGCTTCGGATGATGTCAGAACAATGGCGGGGGTGACCACCTGATGGCTCGCTGCGGATGTGGTTGCACATGCATTGTTCAATCCGGTGAGCCTGCTGTTCATGTCACTGGCGATGGCTCTTCGCTCCACCCCTTCACTATCACGTTCGATCAAACCACCGACGTGACCGACCTAGAGGCTACCGTGGACAGCCTCGTCACGCAGGTCGCCGACCTCACAGCCAGAGTCATCGCCTTGGAGTCCGGCGGTGGTGGTGGCGGCGGTGGCGGCGTGGATGGAGGTTCACCATGAGGTGCGGATGCGGTTGTGCCTGCGTTGTTCAGTCGGGCAGCGACAACGTAGAGGTCACGGGTATCGGCACGCCGACCCAACCCTACGAGATCTCTGTCACGTCGGAGGCGTTCTCCATTCCATCGGTCCACACGTTCCACCTCCGCGGTCCACTTGTCGCCGTGGTCTCGGACGACCACCCGGCAATGGTGAATGGCACGGCATACAAGGCCCAAGCACGCCTCACCACAGTCGGCTCCACAGACACCGAGATCGAAGTGCTGATGAATGGTGCCGCCATGGGCACGATCACTGTCCCGGCCGGGCAGCACCTCGGGGCCATCGTGCTCGCAGTTCCGGTTTCGCATGATGACGGCGACTACTTCAATGCGTCGACCGTGACTCTCGGTACCGATGCTGCCGGCCTGTGGGTCGGTGTGTACGTGGCGGTAGCTGCGTGACACACGTCCTCAAGGCCACCTTCGATACGGTGACCGGGCACTACTGTGATGCAGTTCTAGGTTCACCACCTGGAGCTGACTACTACGATGTGCTTCAGTTCTGGCTGAACAGGAACGAGTGGGCGCACGTCATCCTGACCACCGTCAGCAATGATGGCTTCTACCCGAACCAGTACACCTGGGTGGCTTACTTCGGCTTCGGAGCGCATATCGACCGGTTCACACAGACGTACGTCAACGCAGTGGACTATCTTGATGCGCTAGACAGTGGAAGCGGTCCAGGTTCACCTGGTTATCGGGAGGTGCGTATCAAGAGTGACGGATGCATCATGAACTGGTGTGTCGACTTTGAGATCTTTGGGCGGGAAGCCCCTCCGGTGGAGGCAGGCTGGACGCTGGACGCAGTAGATATGACGCCGGACCCATAAGAAGAGGAGACATGGACGAATACTACTACTACATCGCCCCGAATGGGGACACCGCCTACACGACGCCGAACCAGCCGGTTCCGGTTGCTGCCAGCGGAACTCCCATGACGAGGGCATCCAAGGCGGAATACGATGCACAGCAGGCGAGAAACGCCACTGATCGCATCGCCGCCATTCCATGCGAGAAGCTCAACTCGCCTGGACTCGTGCTCAAGGTCGACAGGTCTCCACTGAGGGTGGCTCCTGCCGATCTACAGGGAAACTACCTCGATGAAGGTCGCCAGTACGCCGTCTACATCACTGATGGCCCATGGATCGGCGCTCACTTCTCGCTCGACGGCGTGTTGACCAACGAGCCGACATCTGCGCCTTGGGATGCTTTCGGCACAGCCCCAGACGGCACGGCAGTTCGGCAAGTCTTCGCCGCCGGCGCTCACTCCATCGAGGCGGTAGTCTCCGCTGAGGGGTGCTCCAGGACCATCACCGCAACCTTCGAGGTGGAATGACATGGCAACTGTCTGCGTAGGCTGCGGCCTCACCGTCACCCCAGAGGGCAAGCTTGCTCTCGAGACTCCGGAAGTCGTCAGTGAGACGGTCGGCTCCGGCGTCATCACCTCCTTCGGTGCTTCCGTCGATGTTGCGGTGGATACACCGCAGAACGTTGGTCCCGAGCTGTCCATGACCATCGAGAACCCCTCGAGCTGTCGGGACATGCTGATTCATGTGCAGGTCTCGGTAGGTGCTCAGTTCCGAATCGTCACCGGAGAAGCGCTTCTCGAGGTCGTCCCGGCGGGTGCATCCGAGTTCTTCCCCACGCCTGTCATCGGTGCACACCAAGCCACTGGCTCGCTCGAGCGAATCGGCGTTGTCAATGCCATGGCCCGCCGCGTCAGTCTCGCCGGAGGCCTACTCGCAGCTGGTGACTCGCTGACGTTCATCGGCCAGGCACGGCTGAACTGCCCGACTACCGGCATCTTGCCGATGCACGATGGCACCGGTGGTCAGGGCATATCGCTTCCGGCATATCTCTGGTCGCTCAGCGCGACCGGCTGGCTGGTCTGACATGCCGCAGTACCTCATCGACATCTCCAACAACCAAGGCGGCGGCGTCGACACAGACGCGATCAACGCTGCAGGAGTGCTCCTCAAAGCCTCCGAAGGCGCCAGCTACACCGATCCATTTCGGGCACCTTGGCAAGCACGGCTGGAGGGCCGAGGGGTACCGACAGGAACATACCACTTCCACCGTGGTACAGCGTCGCCGGCTGCTCAGCTCGTCCGCTGGAAGAACTCTGGCCTGGAGCGCGGCAAGTTCCGACCAGTGATCGACGCTGAGGACGAGAAGCGGACTCTGGATCCAGCAGCGATGGCGCGGTCAGTGCTTCAGCTGTGCGAGCAGACCGAGGCTGACCAAGGAGTCACCCCGCTGATCTACACGGGTGGCTGGTGGATCGGGAACTACTGCCAACGCGATCCGGCCCTGGCGCGCTATCCACTGTGGTTGTCGGCGTATCCCCTCGGCTACCAGCGCGCCCCCTCAGACGCAGAGGCAGCAGCCTGGCTCGCGGCCGGGAAGTACTGCAAGCCTCCTGCTCCTTGGACGGAAACGTTCATGTGGCAGTTCACATCCATCGCTCGGGTTCCAGGTGTTCCCGGCAACTGCGATCGCAACATCATCAGCGATGAGAACTTCGCTGAGCTCTTCCGTCAAGCACCTGCGCCTCAGCCCCCACAGGAGACAGACGACATGATCGTCCCATTCATCATCGCAAAGAAGAACCCCACGAACGACCTGGAGAAGGGGGCCCGGTACCTGTCGACCGACGGTCTTCAGACGTGCTCGTGGATCACTTCCACAACGGAGATGAACGAGCGAGTCGCGATCTACACCTGGCTTCACGGAGCGGACCCGGTTCACTGGGGTGTTCCGGTCGGAACGGAACAGGCACCCTATCTCATGGAGGTTGTTCCCGCAGTCGTGGGGCCCGTTCCACACCTCTGACCTCCAAGAGGAAATAGCGTTCCGGGAGAGCGATTACAGCTTTACTTTCGTGCTCGAAAGTGATATAATAGTATGAGTGCACGGGAGAGCCGACGAACGTCAGGGGCGGACCAGGACGGTCCGTCCCTTTCGCGTTTCCAGGCTAGATTTCAACGCTGGATCTCCCTATCTGTTCGGGAGATGGGTCAAGGCTTCCCTATCTGTACAAAGAATGCTACAATATCACTACTTTGGTTCCCATCGGGACCGATCCGTGCTACAATGGGAGGATGACCGCGGAGCCAGAACCAGAGATTCGGGCGCCCGAGGCAGCTCGGCGCTTCATAGCGAACATGCCGCCAGTAGGGCGGCGCAAGAGCAGGATCGCCAACCAGCTCACCAGGCACCAAATGGAACTAGTCTGTGCCTCGTACACAGCGGGTTTCGACATTGAGGTGATCGCAGATCACTTCGAGGTGACCCCGCGCAAAGTGCGCAGCATCCTCAGAGAGTGGTGTCCACGCTTCGTCCAATCGGAAGAAGCCAGCGACCAAGCTCTGCTTGAACTCAGCGGACACGCACCGCCCATCGGAAGCCGAGAGCGCATCGGTACGTTCACTTTGCGGTCGATACTCATAGATCGAGTGGGTGAAGCTCCCTCGTTCTATGCCAGTACTATCAGGCATCTCTGCGGTCTGGCTTGGTGCACAGAGCACCTGGCTTGGGGAACCGCGAAAGACAACGCAATGGACAGGAAGTTTCACGAGACGTACGGGTACGGGCAGCTAGCCCCAGAGTCATACAGGGAGACGGCGTGACAGAAGAGTTCAACGACACAGACGACAAAGGCAGAGAATGGCAGTCGACGACCTGGGATCAGGTCGAAGCTGCCGTGGACACTGGCGGCCACCGAGAAGGCTTCGTCAAGGTGTTCCTCGAGTACCGTGGTGCGGTGCTTGATGACTGTCCCCTCGATGCTCGTGGTCGCCCCGAGGTGGTCAACCAGGCGAACTTCGCCAGGCACTTCGGGATCGCCGCCAGCACGTTCCATCGCTGGCTAACCATCTGGGGAGGTCGCGAGTTCGAGCTGGAGGGTGAGCGCAAAGAGAAGGCTGACGAAGCCAAGGCTCGCCAGTCGACGAAGGCCAGCAAGAAGAACCGTGACACAGCGGCTCAGGAAGTCCGTCAGATGGTCGCTGAGACCAGAGAGGACTTCGCAGCCAAGAGGCAGGTCCGTAGGGCGGACGACGAGTTCTGGCTCATCGACGTGGACATCCTCCTTGGAAGCGATCTCCCGACTCCTGACAAGGCGAAGGAAGCCGAGCTCTGGTACATGGCCCTCGAACAAGAGATCGAAGCTGCGCGCGTCGCCGCGGAGAAGCTGCTCGAGTGGATCACCGCGAACGACGCTCGAGACGGAGCAGACGAGGTGCACGCCGCATGAGGCCATGCTGGTTCATGATCGAGGGCCCTGATGGGGCCGGCAAGTCGTGGGTGGCCAGGACCCTGGTGGGGGGACTGGCTGCCCACGGCGGTACCAACCCTGAGCGACCCTGCATTCTGCAGAAGCTCAGTCGTGACAGCAACCCCGAGGACTACTTGCTCCAGCCATTGCGCTGGTGCCGTGTGGGTGGCTTCCACGTCGTGCAGGACCGGGGTGTTCTCTCCGGTCCAGTGTACGAGCCTCTCTTCCGCCGTGACATGGCGCGCCTCGAGTGGATGAATCCTCTCGTAGAGGCAGCAGCCGATGCCGGCGCCCTGGTCATTCATGTGACCGCTGATCCCAAGGTTCTCGCTCAACGAGTAGAAGAGCGTGGCGACGACTACGTCACACCTGGGAACCTGCTGGACATCTGGCAGAGCTACGAAGCAGTGCTCCAGCGCTGGGAACGCGCTGGCGGCAAGATGATCGAGATCAACACAACGCACGGCTTTCCCTCCAGAACTGAGGTCATGCTGGCTGCGTCGGCGCTCATCACCTGATGTTCGAGGATGCGCCACCGTACAAGAAGCTAGGTCCTCGCAGTACGTGGTTCATTGACGCGCTTATGGCACCAGGTCTAACCTGGCCTGATGAGTGTGTACCATGGCCATGGGCTACTGAGGAACGCCGGCACACCATGTACTTCCGTGGTAATGGTGTTCCAGTGACACACGTTGTGCTCACTCTCACGGCCGGGGAACGACCATCCAAGTCTCACCAAGGCTTGCACTCTTGCGATACCGAATGGTGCATCAACGCCAAACATCTTCGCTGGGGTACAGAGCTCGAGAACCGGATGGATCAGGTTGAGAGAAGCCGTGGGTCGATCGGAAAGATCGGTTTACCTGAGGCAACGAAGATCACTGAGGAGTTCACCGAGATGGTGAACCGATTGGCTGCCAAGTACGAAGTGACCCCAGACGCTATCTGGGGCATCGCCACGGGCCGCTCATGGGTCCGCAAGCAATGGGAGACGCCGAAGTGATGCTGATCGACACGACCTCCATGCGGGAGTCGTACCACGAGATCCTCAAGCAGATCATGCTGGAGGGCAAGGATGTAGACACCAGGCTCGGGCCCTCCAAAGAGGTAGCTCCTGCAGTGATCAGGTTGAACAACCCGCTTGATGCACTGCCACTGCAGACTGGACGGGGAATCGTCTCAGCCCTCGCTGCAGTCGAAGCACTGTCGCTGATCGCAGAAGAAGCGGATCCCAGGCTCTTCGTAGCTGCCGCGCCCCACTACGCCAAGTACGTGGACCCGGATACCAAGGAACTCGAAGTCGCCTATGGACCGCGCATCGGTCCGCAGATGGCGTGGGCCGAACACCGCCTCCGAACCGCTCCTGACTGCCGGCAAGCACATGTGGATCTGTGGCACTACGAACTGGATCGCCCTGGACTCCGGGCTTATCCATGTGTCACATCCTGCGGGTTCTACATCCGAGACGGTGCTCTCGACATGTTCGTCGAGATGCGCTCCAACGATGCTTGGATGGGCTTGCCGTACGACATGTTTGCGTTCGCACAGCTACAAGTCACGCTCGCCGGCGTACTGACGATTCCAGTCGGTCGATACCACCACTACGCGCGCTCCCTGCACCTGTACGAGCAGCACTGGCCCAAGGTGGCTGAGCTGCAGGACGACTTGCGTAAGACCAACTGGGCGCCGACCTACGAGGGCGTCCAAGGTGACAACTGGCATGAAGCTCGGTATCGAGCTCGCCAGATACTCCGTGGTGAAGAGCCCCGCGGAGGCATGTCGCTGTCCGAGGTGGCCTACCTGAACATCCTGCGCGACAAGGTCTTCCCGGCCATGCGACGACAGACGGGCCGCTGATGGATAGACTCAGCCATGAAGATGCAATGATGCAGACCGCAGAGGTCTTCGCGATGCGCTCACTCTGCTATCGATCTCGAGTCGGTGCAGTGGCCTGCGCTTCCGATCGACGCCTGGTGTCAGTGGGGTGGAATGCACCCCCGGCCGGGGTGGACACAGCAGGACGCAACTGTGCGCTGTGGTGTCCGCGCGGTGCTGGCCTTTCACACAAGCCCGGCTACGCAGACTGCCTCGCCATCCACGCCGAAGCGAACGCCATCATCCATGCTGAGCGTGGCGAACTGATCGGCGGCTCGATGTATCTCACTCGAGTGCCGTGCGCACCTTGCGCCAAGCAGATCGCGGCGGCGGGCATAGCCCTGGTCGTCTACGGTGAGGATGACGCTGGTGTGTACCACCGTCCCGACGAGGTTCTCGAGATGCTCGTGACCTGCGGCGTGGAGGTGAAGCGCTATGGCGGCTGACCTCTCAAGTGTCATGCTCCACTATGTGGAGACATCTGCCGAAGCGGCGGACTTCATCGAGTGGTGTAAGAAGCCACGTCGAACAGTAGCCATCGACACCGAAACAACTGGTCTGGAGCGCGATGCTCGCATCCGGCTCATCCAGTTCGGCGATGAAGATACCACCTGGACCCTACGCTGGGACCGGTGGAAAGGCACCGCAGTCGAAGCCATGGAGTTGCTCAAGCGAGCTCGACAGCGAGTTGTATTCCACAACGCGCCGTACGATGTTCCGAAGATTGAGCGTCAATCAGTCGAGGCAGGTCGCTGGGAAGGTTTCAAGTTCGACTGGGGCCTGATCGACGACACGCTCTTCATGTCCAGGTTGGCGAACCCAATCGGCGCCCACAGCTTGAAGGCGCTCGCCGCCCGACTGGTGGATTCACGTTCTCGTGGCATGCAGAACGTACTGTCCGACGCCATGGCGAAGAACAACTGGACCTGGGCCACGGTGCCGTATGAGTACGAGGGATACACCACGTACGCCGGCATCGACTGTGTGCTTACCTCGAGACTCCTCCCAGAGATCGAGAAGATGCCGTTTGACCGAGACCTATATAACACCGAGATGACGGTGGTTGAGGCCTGCGTTCAAATGGAAGAAGCCGGCTTGGCAGTGGATGTTGGATACTGCGATCAGCAGGTCCGCATGATCTCCGCTGAGGTTGAAGATCTGGTCGCCGCGGCTCGATCTGAGTTCGGAATCACTGCACTCGGTTCCGATCAGATCTCCGTGCAGCGACTCAACTCCCTCGGTGCCTACTGGGAAGACCGTACCGACAAGGGCAGGGTCAAGCTCGACAAGGATGTGCTGGGACGGCTTGCCGTCGAACACACTGGGCAGCCAGCTGGAAGACTGGCTTACCTGATCTTGGAGTATCGTCAGCGCGTCAAGCTGATGAACACGTACTTCAAGAACCTGCTTGAGGGCTCGGAAGCAGACGGTCGCTATCATCCCGAGATCAACACACTCGATGCGGTAACTGGCCGCATGACGATGAAGCTGATGCAGCAGTTGCCTCGCGGACCAAGAGTCCGGCGTGGTGTACTGGCTACTCCAGGCCACTACCTGTTGCTCGCTGACTACGCTCAGATCGAGATTCGGGTGCTCGCTCACTACTGTCAGGATCCGGCACTCGCTGCAGCCATCGCGACCGGAGACGTGCACACCGCATCGGCACAGATGATCTTCGGTCGCGAAGACATCACTGCGATGGAACGACAGCTCGCCAAGTCCAGCTCCCTGGCGATCATCTATGGAGCTGGCGACGAGAAGTTCTCCCACACGGCCGGGGTCACTCTGGAGGCTGGTGCGGCGTTCCTCGCCGAGTACCACTCCAGGTTCCAGATGGTCAAGCCCTTCATGATGCAAGTTCAGAACACCGGCAGACAGCGCAAGCGTGCCGAAGGAACGGCCTACGTCAAGACCAAGGACGGGCGTCGTCTCTCCATGAGACGTGCAGACGCTGAGTACACCCTGGTGAACTACCTGTGTCAGGGAACTGCGGCAGACATCTTCAAGCGTTCGATCGAACGGATGCACAACGCTGGGTTGACGCAGTACATGCGACTCCCTGTCCACGATGAGATGATCTTCGAGCTCCCCAACGAGGTGGATCCCACCGAGTTCAGGAACGAGGCTGTCAAGGTCATGGAGGACTTCAGCTTCAGGATTCCCATGCTTGTGGAGGCTGATGGACCGTTCCAGTCCTGGGCTGACAAGTATGGTTCGGCAGCCTGATGGTTGGCATCTCCGAGGCTACCAAGGACAACGTGGTTAGACGAGCCTTGGGGTGTGGCGACTGGTTTCGAGCATCTGACTTTGGCGCCGTGGCTTCGCCAGCCATCGCTAGCACGATCTTGAATGAACTGGTAAAGAAAGGTGAGCTAGAGAAGCGGAGGTGCAGCAGACATAGCGGTAAGCACAGCAGTGTTGAGTACAAGTGGATCAACTGACGAGGCCTACCGACACACGCCGGAGCCGAAAGAAGGGGAGACGTGACGGAGACGAATACAAAGACATACGTCCTGGGTGTTGATCCTGGGGGAACCACAGGTCTAGCTATCGCCATGTTCGATGGTCAGTTCGGTGGTAAGCCCAGTGCAGTCTGGTCTGACCAACTGCCGTGGGATGAAGCATCTGACGTACTAGCCAAGCGGCTGCGGCATCTTGCTGCGCTACGGGGTGTTCGAACCATTGCTGTTGGCGAGAAGTTCGTGATCAGCCCCAAGAGTGCTCAGCGCGGACAGACAGGAATCGAAGACACGATGGGCATGCTTGGAGTGCTTCGTCGTGAAGCTCGACTGGCTGGTGTAGATATCGCGGACTTGCAGAAGTCTGCTGACGCCAAGAGAACTGTGTCTGACCAGATCCTTAGGAATCTCAAGCTCTACATGCCAGGTCTCAAGCATGCCAACGATGCTTACAGGCACTGCGTTCTGTTGGCCAACAAGCGGGGCTACATGAGTGCTCGCTGGATGATGGGACACGCATGAACACCGTCCACGCCGAACGAGTCGGCGACGGTATCGAGATCGGCAACAACACGTTCATGAACAAGGAGCTGCTGCGGGCGATCCCCGGCTCCAGGTTCTCTAGCCCCCCGCCGACCTGGACGTTCCCCTTGACCTGGACCGCGTGCCTCCAGCTCAGGTACACCTTCGGCGCCGGCCTCTCACTGGGCGACGAGCTCAAAGCCTGGGCCAGCAGGGAGCTGGAGACCAGGATCAAGCCAGCGATGGCGCTGAAGGAAGCACTGGACGCCCCTGAGCCGGCTCTCCCTCCCCCGGCCGGGCTGACTCTGCGCGACTTCCAGAAGGCCGATGTCGCATGGATGTTGTCTGCAGGTTCCGGCATCCTGATGAGTCCCACAGGTGCCGGCAAGACCGTTAGTACGCTGACTTGGATGCGCAACCTGACGCTGGAAACAGCAGTCGTGGTATGCCCCGCAGCGATGAAGCAAGTCTGGGCTGATGAAGCCAGGAAGTGGTATCCAGAGCTCGAGCCGATCGTGGTCAGTGGCTCGCCTAAGGAACGGCGAGAGAAGATCATCGAGGCAGGCAAATACGGCGGCATCTGCATCATGACATGGCAGGCCATGCGCCTTCACTCCAGGTTGGCTCCGTACGGACAGGTGAAGCTGTCTGATGCTGAGAAGCGGCCCAAGGATCTGAACGAGTGGAACTGGGAGGCGGTCATCGCCGACGAGGGTCACTATCTGGCTGACCCCAAGTCGAAGCAGACCCGTGCAACTTGGCATGTCGGAATCGACGCCGACTATCGCTGGGCACTGACCGCCACGCCGGAGACCAAGGGGCTGGACACGCTCTGGCCTGTCCTTCACTTCATGGCACCGGATGAGTTCCCGAGCAAGACCAAGTTCGTCGATCGCTATGCCGAAGCGTCCACTGACTTCTGGGGCAACGTCACTTTCGGGGCATGCAAGCCGGAACGAGAGAAGGAGTTCCTCGAGGTCATCGGACCCAGGACTCGCCGGCTCCCCAAGAAGGTCGTACTACCGCACTTGCCCAAGATCATCCCCATTCGGAAGATGATTCCGATGGAGGCGAAGCAAGAAGCGGCTTACGAGCAGATGGCGGAGATGAGCCTCGCAGAGGTCTCACACGGTGACGTGATCTCAGCTACCTCGACTGGCGCACGCTACACCAGGCTCGGACAGTTCGCCTCGTCCTACGCTTACCTCGACGAGGAGCGGCTACGCCGGAACCGCAAGACCGGCGAGATGGAGCCGTTCCGCCCGGTTGAGCTCGAGATGCCGTCGAACAAGATCTCGGCGCTGCTCGAGGATCTCGAGCACAGCTGGTTGCCCGGTGAAGAGTCAGTCGCTGTGTTCGCCACGAGCAAGCGGCTACTTGATCTGACGTCAGCACAGCTGACCAAGAAGAAGATCAAGCACAGCATGATCGTGGGCGGTCAGCAGGAGATGGAGCGGCACGAGCAGATCGCTGCCTTCCAACGAGCAGAGGTGCCCGTGATACTCGTCGTGATCAAGGCGGGGGGCGCGGGGATCACCCTCACTCAAGCTCGGATCGCCGCGTTCATGCAACGCAGCTGGAGTCATGTGGAGGATACGCAGTCGATCGGACGCATCAACCGCATCGGCTCCGAGATCCATGAGTCGCAAGTGCGAGTGGACTACGTGACACCCGGTACTGTGGAGGTTGGGCAGCTCGACGTGACGCTGCCAGGCAAGGAGCACATGCTGCAACAGGTGTTGCGAGATGAAGAGCTCATCAAGAAGATGATCAGGGGCGAACGAATCACAGGAGACGACCTGAATGCCCAAAGCTAGGAACGACCACACGACTCCGCCCATCGCGGGGTTGGACAAGCCACTCTGGGTACTGCGCATGAACTGGTGGCACTTCAGCGACGAGAACCGACTCAAGTGGTTGCGGAAACTGCGCGACGCCCTGAAGGAGACCGACGACAAGGTACTTGCCGAGATCAAGAAGCTCGAGACCTCGAGGTCGCGGTTCCCGGGTGAGCGGCAGGAGGGCGGAGGCCGTCGGATAGGTTTGCCCCGTTGACGCGGTACGGAGACCACGTCGAGGCGAGTAACTCGGAGCTGCAGTCCTACCAGGACTGCCTACGACGATGGTGGCTCTCCTACTTCCGCAGGTTGAAACCGAAGACCACGCTTCCCACGGGCCCCCTCTCCATCGGAGGCCGCGTGCACCGAGTCCTCGAGGAGGGATACTCCACCCCCGGCCGGGGCGAGGCAGCGATGGCTCTGCTCGCGCAGCTGATCGAGGAGGACCTCCCGAAGGCGCGGGCTCTCGGCGTGGAGAAGGAGTTCCTCAGCGAGGCTGAACTCTGTCTCATCATGGTCGAAGGCTTCATCGACTGGGCGGCGGAAGAAGGACTCGACGCAGGCTGGGAGATCGTCTCGACTGAGAGAATCGTCAAAGCCCCGCCGATCGACGTCAGCGGCACACCGGTTGTGCTCAAGGGCAAGCTGGACCAAATGATTCGCCGCGAGATGGACGGCGCACTGATGATGCGCGACTGGAAGACCACCCAGACCATGACGCCGGTGTGGCTGGCCTTTCGTCCGCAGCTCAAGATGTACTTGCTGCTCCTCGCACTCACTGAGCCAGATGCTCAAGTGGGAGGCGGGCAGTTCGTGCTGCTCAAGAAGGTCAAGCGCACCGCCAGAGCCAATCCCCCGTTCTATCTGATGGAACCGCTCTACGTCGGTCCTCGAGAAATGGAGAGCTTCTACATCTCCACACTCGGAACCGTCAAGGAGATGATCCGAACCGTGGAGCGGCTGGAAGCCGGAGAGGACCACAGAGCAGTAGTGCCGGCCAGACCGACTCGCGACTGCAGTTGGCGATGCCCATTCTTCAAGTGCTGTGACATGTTCGACGACGGAAGTGACGTCGAGGGTTACCTCGCCGCCAACTACGAGGCCGGCGATCCATACGAATACTACGGAGACCTAGGCAACAAGGGAGACGATATCGAATGACAGACCAGAGCACCACGCTTCCCGCAGAACGGGAGAGCATCCTCGAGCGGCTCAACAAGGAGGTGAACTCGCCGAGCTGGGACGGTCTGGATACCCTCGTAGGTAGCCTCTCCAAGGTGGACCTCGAGGACTTGCTTCTCGGGATGTCCATGCGGATGAGGAACGACTCGTTGGTATCGGGTCGTCTGGCCTACGAGATCAGGACGCGCACACCGGACGGCGAGTGGGGACAAGAGGTCCGCAAGCTCGCGACGATGTGTCAGGTGTCAGATCGCACCATCCATCGCTGGATGAGTGCCTACCAGGACGCGGCCGGCCTCGAGCTCACGCCGGCGCAAGCCAACTCCAGGGCATCTGCTGACGCACGTCAGCATCCGGAGGGTGACGGATCCGAGACCGAGTACGAGGACGACTACGAGGACATCGATGAGGATGCTCTCGCTCAGGCGTTCGCTGAGGACTGGGATCCGAACAGCGGTCTCACTGGTGCACTCAACTTGCGCGAAGCAGTTGGTGAACCGTGGGCCGAGCAGGACAGCGTCACTCCGTCCACCAAGTACGAGAACCCACCGGACTCCCCACCACCCGAGCCCCGCAAGGTCCTCCCGATCGACGACGGCTGGTCGATGTTCATGCAGTCACAGGTCGTGGAGAAGCAGCCCCACCTCGAGGGAGTGGGTGCCAAGCGAGTAGCTCAGATGCGGTGGGATGAAGCAGTCCGCACCGACCCGCTGGGCCTGCTCGAAGACCTCGAGATGATCCATGAAGGCGGTGTGCCTGACCAGCTGGTCGAAGCGCTGTACGCCGCTGAGGAAGTCCGGGCGATCAAGCCGGACCAGGTGAAGCAGCCCAAGGAGAAGAAGTCAGGCGGCCAGTCGAAGGGCAAGGTCGGGGCATCCGGCGCCAAGAACTGCGAGAACGGCCTGATCTACGCCCGCGAGCTCTACCAGCACATCGGTCAGCTAGAGGCCGAGGGCGGTGCCGAGGCGGTGCACTCCGTCTATGGCGCCGAGGTCGCGACCATCCAGTCTTGGCAGCATGCTCTGGGTGGTGTGCTCACCAAGGTTCGCTCTGCTGTGGAGGAGATCCGCCGCAGCGAGAAGGGCAGCGGGAATCCCCAGCCCCCGGCTGGGCCTGATCCCTTCTAGATCGCCGGGTTCGAATCCCGGGTGTGTGGGCGCCGCACATAAAGGCACCATGGGGTGGTGCAAGGGGGTTGGCTTCCCCCAGGCGCAAACTCTCAGATAGACAACCAAGGAGACGACTGAGTGACAGAGATGTTGTGCAATGCCTCGGTCCTGGTGTACGGACCGTCGAAGGTGGGCAAGACCCACTTCATGGCGAGCGGGCCCAAGCCGGTCCTGATCCTTGACGCGGAGGGTGGCACCCGCTTCCTTCCGTTCAAGAAGACGGTCTGGTCGAACCCGATGATGGAGCCACCCGACATGACAGACTACGAGGTCTGCGTGGTCTACGTGCGCGACTTCTCTACACTGGAGAACGTCTACACGTGGCTTCACTCAGGCAAGCACCCGTTCCGCACTGTCGTGGTTGACTCGATCAGCGAGGCGCAGCAGCGCTGTGTCGACGCGATCGCCGGTCAGAACCAGATGACCACGCCCAACTGGGGCACCCTCCTGCGGAAGATCGCCGGCATGGTCCGCAACTATCGAGACCTGCTGATCCACCCGCTCAACCCTGTGGACTGCGTGGGGTTCACGTCCTTCGAGAAGATCAGTCAGGAAGGCGTCCACGCGCCCTACCTGCAAGGGGCCATCGCCGGCATCCTGTCGTACTACTTGGACATGGTGTTCTACTACCGCTCTATGCCCGACGAGAACGGCAAGCAGGTCAGGAAGCTCTTGACCAAGCCGCACCCACAGTTCGTCGCAGGTGACCGGACCAACCGGCTCCCGACGATCGTGGAGGACCCAACCCTCGAGGCCATCCTCGCTCTCGCTTGCGATCTGGAGCAGCCGCTCCAGGATGGCGGCGAGTTCCCAGACCTGGCGGCTACGGCCGAGCCAGACCTCGAAGTGCCGGCTCCGCCGGACGCAGAGGTGACCCCCGGTGGCGATACCTTCGCCGCCCCAACCGAAGAGCCAGCAGACACCATCACCAATGAGGAGACGAAAGTCTGATGTCCAGCACACCGTTCAAGGACTTGCTCGCCGCTGCGGCGGAGGCCAAGTACGTCGTGATCCCCAAGGACGACTACGCCGTCGCTTGCCGGGATTGCACGGCGACGAAGGCGTCGACCGGCAAGGACATGCTCAAGCTCACCTGCAAGGTCGTCGTCGGGCCGCACAAGGGCGCGACCCTCCCGACCAACCAGACGCTGACGACCGACAACCCGGTCGCGACGGCCATGTTCTTCAAGTTCCTCAAGGCCTTCGGCATCGAGGACTCGGATCTCGAGGCACTTCCTCCCCGCGAGGACGGCGGACCGAACATGGCCGCCGTGGCGAACATGCTCAAGGGCCGGATCGCAATCGCCACCGTGTCGATCGAGAACTGGCAAGACGAGGACCGCAACCAGATCGACCGCTTCAAGAAGCCCACCCCCGAGCAGCTCGCGGGGATCGAGGAGGCCATCACCGCCGGCGGCGGCAGCATGACCGATCCCCTCGGTACGGGTGCCGGCGCGTCCGATCCTTTCGCCAACGCGGGAGCAGCTGCTGACCCCACGGCCGGCAAGGCCGCGGGCGACCCCTTCTAGGGGGCAAGATCTGGGAGGGTGGCGTGTCGTGTCCATCACGCCGCCCTCCCGGAGCAAGAGCTCCGAACAGGCCCGCCTAGAGGCTACGGCGGCTCGCTGTTCTGAGAAGCAACAAGGCTGGGGGTTGCTTGGGCAGCTAACCCAAGCTGACGGTGCAAGCCACACTGGACAGCCCCTAGCCTTGCTGCGATGAATACAACATCCGACTACTGCAAGGAATGGAACCCTGAGGAACCTGAAGAGAGCCGCGGCAGCAGCTGCTGCCTTGTGCATGCTCACAGCAATCCCCACCGAACCAGCTCAAGCAGAGCCACGGGAGAAACCCCCGGCCACCACGGCCATGAACCCATGGAAGGCAGACGATGCCCTACGATGGTTACTCGTACAGCAGTATCAGGCGGTCCAACGATGGCAAGCGGCGGAAGCCGCAGCAGCCGAGCCGCGCAGACCGACGCCGCCTCGAGGTGAGTCGGCATCGGACCCAAGGCCGGAACCGCCGGCGGTAGAAGAGCAAGTCGCCCCGGCCGGGGGCGGATGGACAGAGAACTGGTACGGCGTGGCTGGCTGTGAATCCGGAGGAGACTGGTCATACAATGGCCCCTCTGGTTTCGACGGTGGTCTCCAGTTCTCCCCGTCTACATGGACCAACTACGGTGGCGGCGAGTTCGCACCTTATGCTTGGGGCGCAAGTCCTGAGCAGCAGATGACGATCGCTGAGAGAGTGAAGGCAGGGCAAGGCATGGGGGCATGGCCCCACTGTCGAATCTACGGATAAGAACCAACAAGAACGGAGACGCAATGGGAGATGCACAGGACTATGACTTTGTCGCTGGGCCAGAGCGATGCAGTGGACCATGGCACGCTCTACGACTCGACGTCAGGTCACCTCAGTGTCCCTTCTGTGGCGCTAGAGGAACAGTCCCGCCTGAAGACCGGGCCGAGCGTTTCGGTCTGGTCATCAGGCGCTCCCACTGGCTCGAGGACACGTGCGCCGTTCAGAGGAACGCGTACGAGCTGGAGCCGGAGGGTGTGGCGTACATCAAGGAGCAGGTGACCGCAGCTGGAGTCGAGCTTCATGAGCTCCTGCAGTCGCTGCCCTGGAAGTTCGACAGAGACGGAACACCAAGGCGGGAACCCAAGGCGGAAGAAGTCGAGGCAGCCAAGGGTGAGCTGGTCGACGCGCTGATCTTCGTCGGCAACCTCGCCGTCGCCCTGGGTTTCACGGACGACGAGCTCTGGGAAGCCGTCAACTCCAAGGCCGTGAGGAACGTGTCGAAACGGCGCGGCCTGGGAAAGGACTACTGGCTGGAGAACGCACAGTGATCACGCTTCAGGATCCGCAGAGCGGAACACTGGTTCATCTGTGCTTGGCCCGACTCGAGCAACAGTGCCGCTTGTGCGGCGCTCAGCTTGGAGGAGCCTGGGCCATGTCCACCGAAGACAAAGGCTGGTGCTGCATCGACCACCTGGAGCGTGTGCTTCTCGGCACCGAGCTGTCACCACGGTTCAGAGCCCAAGCTTCTATGAGAAGCCAACTGGGCAAGGCAGCACCGGGTGACAAGATCACCGTGACTGGCTCGCTGCTGGTCGCACTTGGGCTTGACAGGGGATAAGACCGCTCAACTGAACTGGAGACGAACCATGAAGTCAGCAAGGGGGGAGCTCGAAGACTTTCGAGCTGACCACAACCCCACACCGGAGGAGGAGCTCAACTGGGCTCTTGCTCGAATCAACGACTTGAAGGACGCGCCACAGCCAAGAGTGAAGCATGTCATCTTCACACGACGGCCTAGCTCGACCTTCTGTCCTCGTCTGGAAGAGGGCATTCGCGAAGCAACGCAAGCAGGCATGGTCATGGCCTGGGTCGTATCGATCGGAGAAGGACTGATGGTTGCGACATTCGTCGGTGCCGAGAGTGTCTGGATCCGCCGATGAGCATCGAAGACGACATGGCAGCGGCTGCCAATGAGGTAGCCATGATGATCCAGAACCTCAATGTCATGCTGGACCCTATCATGGAAGCCGCACAGGGCTACATGCAGAAGGCGAAAGACCACGGCTTCGACGAAAGCTCGGCGTCCCGTATGGGCGCCGACTATCACGGCGTGCTGGCTGAGATCATCAAGAACCAGGCGCTGGGGAAGAAGAAGTGACCGGCTACAGCGCTGAATACATCGCCAAGCATGGCCAGCCCCTGGATCGTACCGACTACCTCAGCTCTAGGCCCAACGCTGCCAGAACGATGAGCCGCTCAATCGAGTTGGACAATGCGATCGCCGCAGCACTCACAGCCAGCGAATGTGTGTTGTGGCCTGGTGTGTGCAACCAGTACGGTTATCCGCAGCGCAAGATCAAGCAAAAGATGCGATTGGTCACTCACGTAGTTCTGGAGATGGGTGGGTTTCCTAGACCAGCTCCTCCAGATGATAAGGCTCTTCATTCGTGTCCAGACGAGGACAACCCCAGGTGCATCACGTTGGCCCATCTACGCTGGGGAGGCGCTTCAGAGAACGGACATGAGAGCTGGATAGAACGTGGCTGACTGTCGTGCACTAGCTGAAACTGTAGCGGGTTGGGGTGGAGCGATGGTCCCAGCTCGAGTGAACGGGAGTAATGGTGATTACCACAAGGGCTCGATCAGAGGCTGGCCATCCAAGGCTAGCTCTGATCCCTCGAAGTGGCCAGACGGTTGGTTCACCTGGGGCGGTGACTGGTGGGCGGCACTCTGTCCTCGGACTGGTGGCTTGGTAGCTCTGGACCTCGACGGCCCTCAGGCTGTTGAAGCATTCAGAGCTGGAGTCCGAGAACATCCACATTGGTGGGAGCCCATGCAAAGACCGCTGGCCTACCGAACGCCAGGACATGGTGGCGGGATGCATGTGGTGTGGCGCTGGCCCCGACTGATGAACCCGTTCGCCAGAAAGGTATTGACCCTGGAGAACGGTGGGCAGGTAGACCTGAGAGGTGAGGGCACGTTCCTTCTGCTATGCGGTGCCCCCAGACCTGATCTCCCGGCCGGGGCGAAGTACGAGGTGGTCTCGCTACCTGGTGGCGATGCACTACCTCTGCTGCCTGGCGGCTTCGAAGAGTGGATGGCGTCTCTACCTGGGATAGCCACTGCTGAAGACGCACCGACGTTGGACGTCAGGCAGTCATCCCCCGAACAGATCGAGAAGATGGCGATCGCACAGGGTGGCAAGATCAAGACGGACAGACACACAGCACTGTTCGCGCTGGCTTCGTACTTGAGGGTTAGGCAGGGAACCAGAACGTTCGAGCAGCTCGCGACCGCCTTGTGGGCGGCGCTCGAGCAGCACTTCGACATCGAGGACGAGGTGGAACATTGGCAGAGCGAAGCGATCCGAGTAGCGCGGAACGCGAGCAAATACACCGAGGAGAGGGACCGACTTCAGAGGGAAGCGGCGGCCAGCGCGATGGCATCCCTAACAGCTCTGAAGAGCTCATAATGTCGATGGGTCTTCACGAGGTTCGGGAGCGAGCACTGATCAACGGATTGCGGCGAGCAGCTCATGCCCCGTGGTACGGTAGGGTCAGGGTCGACAAGGGTCACGGTGAAGGTCCTGAGGAATCTCTTCGGGCGCTGACGCGCTCTCTCGACACACAGGTCAAGACGCTCCTCTCCGTTCCGGAGGAGGACGTTGGCACTGGTGCAGAGTTTGCTGTAGCCTTCGGATGGCGAGCTCGCTATGTCCAGGCCGACGATCGCTGGATGGTCTATGACGGTGCCGAGCATCGCTGGAAGCCAGAGGACCGGAGCGGCACGCTGGCCATGGCACAGGCCGCGGCTCAGGCTCGCACAGTCGGGATGGGCGGAAAGCTCAAGCGTGTTACACAGGCCCATGCCACGCAGGCCAGGTCTTCTGCGAAGGCTGCACTTGCTGCTACGCCGGAGATGTTCGACAGGTTCCCTGCACTGGTCAATGCTCCGAACGGCGTACTTGACTTGGACAGCGGGCGATTGCTCGAGCACTCGCCATCCATGCTTCTCACCAAGCAGACGCACGCACCCATCGGTCGCGGCGCCAGGCCCTCCGCGCTGTGGGAATCCCATCTGCGACGGATGACCGGCGGTGACGAGGAGCTCACACGCTTGCTACAGATCGCGGCCGGGCTCAGTCTGTATGGCGGGTCTGACAAGCCACAGCAGTTCATCTTCTTGCGTGGCCAGGGACGCAACGGCAAAGGTGTGTTCCTCAGGACGATCAGGCGGGCACTCGGTGACTACGTTCGCGTGGTGGCCAAGGGTCTGTTCACGCAGCGAGATGATGCCATCCCGCATGAAGTCCTTCAGCTTCGAGGCGCGCGAGCAGCGTTCTGTCTCGAGGCGCCAAGAGCGACCATCAATGCGGCCAGCCTGAACAACCTCACGGGTGGGGATGAGCTGAGCGGTCGTAGGCTCCACGGCAATCTCCAGGCTCCGTTCGACCCGACGTTCCTCCCGCTCTGGATCTGTGGGAACGAGGCACTCACGCTTGACTCCAAGCGGAACGAGGCACTCTGGGAGCGCTGCGTCTTCGTGGACGTCGGTTCCCCTATCCCAGCATCAGAACGCGATGACACCGTTGAGATGCGACTCTCTGCACCTGATGAGCTCGAGGGAGTGTTGGCCTGGGTCCAGGAAGGGTGGCGTCTGTTCAACGAGAACGGTCGCAAGATTCCGAAGACTGGTGCCGGCGAAGCGTTCGTCGAAGCGTCCAAGGGTCGCGGCGATGCGTTCGGTAGGTTCGCACGTTCGGGAAAGCTGACCCTCGAGATGGGGTCGGATACCACCCTCGACCGAGTAGCGGACGCATTTCGAGCTTGGTGTTCCCAGCACGGCGAGGACTACAGCGATCCGTACATCGAGGTCGCGAACTTGGTTGGGTGGAACAACGTGGTGACGCAACCCGATGGCTCCACGCTGGTGACAGGAGTTCGACTCGATGAGTCTGCATCACTCGGATTCAGCGGCCTGCTAGGAAGGCGCAGCGAAGATTGACCGAGTACCGGCACCTCCGTTACGATGCCAACGAAGGCGTTTGCATCGACTGCATGGAGGGCGATCACAGGACTTGCCGCGAAGAAGGCGGGTACCTGGACGATGAAGACAACTCAATACGATGCGGCTGTCATCTCACAGGGCACCGCTTAGACAACAGGGAGACGACGTAGTGCACCCAGAGGCAGAGGACTTCATCCGCGAGAAGGCGGAGGAGCTAGGACCGTTCCGGTCTGTGGTAGAGATCGGAGGACGGAACGTCAACGGCAGTATGCGGAAGTACTTCCCGCTAGCTGTCGAGCGAGGTGACTACACCGGCCTAGACTTGGAGGATGGACCTGAAGTGGACGTCGTCATCGACGCCGCACTTTGGGAACCGCCTGAGTGGGTCGAGTGTGTGGTGTGCTGCGAAGTACTCGAACATGCCGAGAACGCGGAGATCCTCGTGCGCAGAGCAGCTGAATGGCTACAGCCACGTGGGGTCTTCCTGATGACATGCGCCTACCCCGGCCGGACAGAGCACTCCGCGCACGATGGCTGGGACCTGCGCGAAGGGGAGTTCTACAGGAACGTGGATGTTCCGACGTTCACGGGTTGGGCTGAGCACGTGGGCTTCCGGCGCATCAACACGTTCGTCCATGCCCTGCACCGCGATCTGTATGCGGTGTGCATCAAGTGATCGCCGTCATCCCGACCATCGGCGAGGCGTACCAGCTTCCAGGTCTGGTACAGCAGCTCTTGTTTGAGGGCGTGGAGCAGGTTCTCCTGACTGTCAACCGGCCCGGCGTCACCGTGGCCCCGATGCTGACGGAGTGGTCGCAGAAGATCGTGCTCGCCCGGGTGGACGGCACCATCTACGACGGCTGGAACTACGGCCTGCGCCGCGCCTACGAGAGGAACACGCTGCTGGCCGTGCTGAACGACGATATTGAGCTCGAGCCGTGGGCGCTCGGCAGAGCCGAGATGCTCATGCGGTCGGACCCGACCGTCGCTATCTGCGGCCTCGACTACACGGAGGGATCCGGGGACCTCGAGCTCAAGCACGTCCACGGCACCTTCCAACACGGGGGTATCCCCGGCTGGGCATTCCTCGCCGACCCGGAGCGGGTAGGGCCAGTGGACCCGCAGTTCGAGTGGTGGTACGGGGACGACGACCTGGTCAACCATGCAGAGAAGGACGGCTGGAAGGTGGCGATCGCCATGGGGTGCAAGGTCAAGCACCAGGGCGAGGCTACTGCTAGCAAGCCGCACCACAGCTGGACTACCGCGGCCAAGGTCCGCGACACACATCGCTACCACGCCAAGTGGGGCGCAGACAAGGAGACGACATGACATTGCTGGTTGCGTCCACTGTGGCGCCATACAAGTTCCAGGCACCGATCGAAGAGACCGAAGCCTGGCTCACCCACGCCGAAGCCTGGTCCGAACGAGGACATCAGTTCTTCCTCGCCATCGAGACCAACCTCGGACGCGAGCTCGAGGAAGGCAATCTCGCTGTTCCGATCATGAAGCGGCTGGCTGACGTCGGCGGCAACATGTGGACGTTCTCGATCGAGACCGGTGATCTGATGCTCACAGGTGGCGGCCGACTCATCCGCATCTGCACAGGCCGAAACCTGGCGCACGAGGTGTTCAACCGCAACCCCGGCCGGTGGGAAGGGATTCTCTTCCTGGACACCGACGTCGAACCGCCCGAGGATGCACCCGAGCGCCTGCTTGAGGTCGACCACGAGCTCGTCGGATTCAACGTGCCGACGTACTGCATGGACGGTCCGCCGATCCTGCAAGCTCACGACGACATGAACAACGTCTGGCGTGCGGTGGTCGACGGCGGTCGGTCGATCCGCGGCATGGGGCCGGTCAGCTGGAGCCAGCCCGACCCGTTCTTCCCGCTCGATGCAGACGTCCGCGTCCATTGGAACACGGCGGGCGCGCTCCTCGTCCGGGACCACGCGGTCCGGCACCTGCGCTGGCGGTATGACCTGAGCCGCGGTCAGACGGATGACCCGTGCTTCCAGGAAGACGCGATCCAGCGGGGCTACGGCCAAACCTGGGTGCGCCACGACATGGTCGGCAAGCATCACCCAGAGACGATCGCTCCGCTCGAGAAGCGGGGTCTGGACCTGAGGCTTTGATGGGTCAGATCCAAGGCGGTACCGTCAGGGTGTACAAGCTTGATTCGGAGGGCTCGCCAACAGGCGAGCCCTTCGAGCTAGGTGGATACATACTGCATGCCGGCCCACTCCGGCCGGATCCCGATCCGATCATGTCGATGAAGCAGGCATTCGTCGACATCTCGATGGAGTTCAAGCTCAGCGCGAAAGCGTTCAAGCGGATGGCCTCCATGTTCTATCCCAGCCGGAGAGCGTATCTACGGCACATGCACTACGCCAACATGACACGCGGCAACAAGCCAGCTCCTCGAAGGAAGAACAAGCCGGGGCGAACAGGCGTACGAAAGCGGCTTTAGCACACCGCTGACACCGCGTCGGCTGATTCGAGTCTCTCCACTCGGGCTGAAGAAATAACAGTTAGGGAGAGGAAATAACAGTTGTACTTTCAGGACCAAAAGTGATATAATGGTTCTAGTGAAAGAAAGTTTCCTCTAACAGGCAGATAGGAGACCCATGGGTCCAAAGACCAAGAAGATCATGATCGAGACCTGCGACTTCATGACCGACTTTGTCGGCAAGAACCCCAACATGTTCGGTCCTGGTAATCCCCACATGTCGATGGGGCAGACAGTCTGGACGCCGACTCACGACAAGGCATCACACCGACGGGAGCTCGAGTTCTGGGCTGCGCGTCGGGCCAAATACGAAGCGGCGTGAACGACGAGATCCGGCGTGCTCTAGAGAACATGCCAGAGGAGGCGATTCGGTCGGCGTATGAGTCCAGGTGGATGAGCCAGCTGTCGGCGGAGACCAGGCTGGAGCTGATCGAGTTCGAGGAATGGCTAGTGCGGGTGGAGCGCAAAGCCCCGACCACGGCACAGCCATACAAGTCTTACGTAGCCAGTGCGCTCGTTCGACTACTCAACGAAGAGCTCTGGGAAGATCTCAATGGACAGCAACGAGCTGCCATGCAAGCATTTCTAAGGTTCCAAGA